CTTTAGAAGCTTGAGATACTTTTGTATTACTACCTTTTTCGTAAAATCTTCCACCTTTACCAAATTCTTGTGGATTTGCCTTCATCCAATCCTGCCAAGCTTTTTGTGCCTTTACAGCATCTTCATTCAAAAACTCTCTAAAAGTCTTCATTTATTTCTTCGTTTTTAGGTATTTATAAAAAAAGAGGGTCCAAAGACCCTCAATTTACATCATCATTTGTTTTACCTAACCATTCTTTAGAGTAATCATAATCTCCAAAAAGGAAATCATCATACTCCGCTGCTTCTTTGTAAGCATTCAAAATTTCTTGTTCACACCAATCATCATAATTGGAATCCTGAGAAAGTATCTTTGGTAACATTAAATTATATTGAGTCCTGGTTCCAGTAATTTATATTCTTTTCCATCATATGCAACTCCAGAGTAATATTCTGTATTATTCATCACAGAGAATATATTATACTCTCTACCATCCTCAAATGGTGTTATATCAACCAGATCTCCATAAGTATTTTTCCAGATACTATGATATATTGCACACCCATAAGTCTCATCTTCAATATCGGTAATCAAATAGTATCCACTTATTTTTTCTCCACCATAAGTTGTCACATAATGATTTACATTATTGTGGCAGTTCGCATCAATACATAATGGTTTTTTAATGACAGGAATTTTTAATAATGTAAAAGAAAACTTACAATACTCTTGAAGTTTTATCACACACTCATCTTCTGGTAATGATAGTCTAAATTTTCTCTTCAATACTCCACCCATTTCTTCTTGGTCCTTTCCTATTGTATTTTATTGCGGCACTCATAGTTGCATAAGAAATATTTTGTGATTTACAAAACTCTTTTAATGATCCAATAATAACATATTCTTTATTTTCTGGAGAAGTGATTTTCCAAGTCTTAGAGTTTGGATTATCTTTACCAAACTTTGGTACTCTATTTTGACTTATTTTATTTTTGGTTTCTTGTGAAAGTTTAACACCATATCTTGGATTATTTTTACCAGCAACCTTTTCACTTATTCTTTTCTTTGCTTCTTCTGTGTGTTTTCTGCCACCAAAACCTACTGTTCTTTGTCCTCCAGGTTTTCCTTCACCGCCAAGATTTTGATTTAGTAAAACTCCACCATCACATTCTCTTTTCCAAAGTGCTATGTGTTTTATCTCAAGTTCTATCGCTTCTTCTTTAGATAATCCAGATTTCACAATCCATCTTCTTTCTCTTGGTGGCAATAAATTTGCTCCATTACTTCTCAAATGCTTTGCATGTATTCTTCTTGGTTTTCCATAACCAACATAGAAGGGAGAACTAAAGTCCTCCCTTAAGTAATAATAAAGAATATAATTATCCATTTTAAGACTGAACTTACATATTATTTATATAATACACTATTTCAGTCTTAAAGTCAATCAAAGTTGGAAACCAGCAAAAGTATCTTTATTTACATCTTGCTTAATACCACCAACTACGTAAGACTGCACTTGAGTTTCCTGGGGTGCTACTTGCAATCCTTTAGATTCGATCCAATGAGATGTCCAAGGAAGTGGATTATTCTTTGCTGGAATGTCATACAGTGGTTTGAGTCCAATCGCCTTCATTCTACGATTGGCAATCCATTCAACATACTGCTGTAGCAATTTGTCATTCAGTCCAATCATTGAACCATCCTTGAACAGATATTCTGCCCAAAGTTTTTCTTGATTGACAGCATTCTCAAAAGTCCTATAGACCCATTGCTCTTCTTCTTTGACAATCTTCGCCATTTCTGGATCATCACCCTCTTTCCACTTATTCAGGATGTTCTGAGTGATAACCAGATGCTGATTCTCATCTCTAGCAATTAGTGAGATGATCTTTGCACTTCCTTCCATAAGCTTGAGTTCGCCAAAAGCAAAACTGCAAGCAAAACTGACGTAAAAGCGAATACCTTCAAGAATATTAACGTTTGCAACTGCTCTGAACAGTTTACGCTTGAGTTCATAACGCTCTCCTAGTGCTTGTGGAACTTGTTCTTGGGCATATTTCCAAAGTTCAGATGTTCCATAATGTTGGGCACTATTGATGAAGTCATTATATGCTTCAGTTACACTTACCGCACGTTCTAGAATACGGTCATCTCTAAGAATAGTATCGAAGACTTCAGAGGGGTCTGAATAGACATTCTTGATAATATAAGTATATGATCGGGAGTGGATCATCTCCATAAACTCCCATACCTTCATACAAGCTTCCAGCTCAGGAAGGGAACAGTATGGCGCGAACGCCATACCAGGACCACGACCCTGAACGGAATCTAGCATAACCTGATACTTCAGGTTGCTTGTAAAGATGTGCTTTTGCTCTGGGCGCAGAGTTTGATAGTCTGCGCGATCTTTTTGAAGGGAGACCTCTTCAGGTCTCCAGAAGTATCCTAGTTGTTGTGTTGTTAGTTTATCGAAGATTGGATATTTGTAAGAATCGTATCTCTGAATCCCTAATGGTTGACCAAAAAACATTGGCTGCTTTTTGGTGTCTACTTCTTGAGAATTGAAAACTGTCATAGATTCGACGGATTTCTTTTCCTCTGAATTTGTTTTAAATCTTACAAGACTCACAATCTTCCTCCTCTGTTGAAATTAACTTTTGGAAAAATTCTACACATTCTATTTACCTCCAAAAAATATTTGGGTTTCATAATACATTTCTTCTTCATAAGCAACATAATCACTTTGGAGATATTCAAAGAATTCTCCATTACCTTCGTTAGACATAGTATAGCACCATTTTTCAAAAATTTGCAAAATCCACCACCAACCAGAATGAAGTTTCTCAAAAATATTCATAGGTCTTTTATATTTTAACATAACTCCACCTGTATCCTTTACAGTGATTAAATTTTCCTTCACAGGTATATTTAATGTTAGAAGGATTAGTTCCTACAAATTTAGCAGCATCACTAATGGATTGAAACTCTCTCAAAAAGTTTCCTTCAATATCATACTGAAATACTTTAGTTCTTTTTATATTTGGATTATTTTTGAGAGTTTGAGAAGTTTTAGTTTTACTTTCTTCTTTGTGTGATTTTCCAGAAAATCCACAAGGAGATGGTTGCCCCTTTCTCATTTTACTCCATTTTTCTTTTTGTTCTTTTGTATGTGTTTGATTGTAGAATGGATTTTCTTCTCCAAGAAATTTACCTTTTCTTTTTAATGACAATAGTTGTCTCGTATTTTCTGTATGAGAATACCCAAGCATACCACCATCACCACCAAGAGTTTGATTATATTCTGGTTTTAATTTAGAAATCCAAAACATTTCTCTAAAACCTAAATTATCTTCACATTTTTCAATTTCTTCAATAATAAAATTGTCTTTTCCATACTTTCTAATTGCCCGATGAAGATATGTTGTTGAACTTTTTTTAGTGGCATCATAACAGTGACTATAAAATCTTTTTTTCAAAGAATTCATTGTCTTTCCAACATAAGTTTTATTATTGATTTTATTGGTTATTAGATAAATGCGTCCAGACATAGATATTATTAAAACCTATTACTGTTTATAATAATAGGTTTTTATAGTTTTGTCAAATGGTGCAACTATCGCACGAAGATTCGTCACTCTCCAAAATATCATTAAGAAGTGATTGTAGGTCTTGCTTTGGTTCTTCAACTACCTCATCAGTTTTGTGGTCATAAGTATTTTGATAGTATGCTGTTTTCCATCCCATCTTCCAGCACATAAGGAGGTCTTGTGCCATTACTGACACAGGAACTTCATTATCTGGATAATTTTGTGGGTTATATGACCAGTTTCCAGAAATCGCTTGATCGAAGAATTTTTGCATAACAGCGACAATATTGATATACCCACGATTGCTAGGCATATCCCAAAGAAGCGTATAATTGTTCTTAAGTGTTTGATATTGTGGAACAATTTGCTTAAGGGGTCCCTTCTTCGACTTTTTAATGGACAAGTATCCACGAGGAGGTTCGATTCCATTGGTTGCGTTTGACACAACGGAACTGCTCTCCGATGGCATCTGTGCGGACAGTGTTGAGTTCCTAACACCGTACTGCTTAACCTGTTCTCTAAGACTCTCCCAATCATATTTTAGATTATTAGGAACGATTTCGTCAACATCTTTTTTGTATGTATCAATTGGTAGAATACCATTGCCATACTTAGTGCGATGAGAATATTCACAAGCACCCTTTTCTTTAGCAAGTTCGACAGTTGCTTTAATTAGGTAGTATTGGAATGCCTCAGTCAAATCATGAACAAGATTCCAAGCTCTAGGATCATCATAATGCTCTCCGTGCTTAGCAAGATAGTGAGCAAGACCAATATATCCAATACCCAATGAGCGACGCGCTCTAGTGGCGATTTCCGCCGCTTGAACAGGATATCCCTGGAAATCAATCAACTCATCAAGAGAACGAACTGAGAGGTCACAGAGAGTCTCTAATTCTTCATTAGACTTTAGTTTACCGACATTGATAGCAGAAAGAATACAAAGTGCAATTTCACCATTGGGGTCATCAATATGCTGAATTGGTTTAGTAGGAAGAGTAATCTCCTGACAAAGGTTGCTCATCTCAACTTTATCCATAAAAGAGGAGTGAGAGTTGCAGTGGTCAATATTCATAATATAAATGCGACCAGTCTCAGCACGTTCTTTCAAAAGATCTAGAAAGAGTTCTTGAGCACCGATAGTCTTTCTTGAAATAGACTCATCTCGTTCATAACGTACATATAGATCGTCAAATCCATCAGTGCCAAAAGCATCATAAAGACCAGGAACTGAGTGGGGAGAGAAGAGTGAAATCTCTTCATTCTTGATGAATCGCTCATAGAACAGTTTGCTGATTTGAATACTGTAGTCTAACTTACGAACT